CACAAGAGGGAATCGTTGAGGATCCGGACGGATTTATGAATATCACATCCTGAAGTGAAAGTTCGCTTTTCTTCTGTATTTGGGCGCCTTTTGAAGTTCAAAATACTATTTAAACTATGATTGTACTGCAATTAAATCCCATTATTTAAGAGAGGAACTTAAGAATGTCAGTAAAAAACTTTAAATTTGTATCTCCTGGGGTGTTTATCAACGAGATTGACAACTCCTTTATTCCAAAATCTCCCGTAGCGATTGGCCCCGTAGTTATTGGTAGATCCAAGCGCGGACTCGCTTTACAGCCCGTCCAGGTCGAATCATATTCTGATTTTGTTGAGATGTTTGGCGATACAGTTCCCGGCGGCGGCGGCACTGACGTTACGCGAGACGGAAACTTTCAGTCACCAATGTATGGTACGTATGCAGCAAAGGCATTTTTAAACGCAGGCGTTGCTCCTCTCACATATGTTAGATTGCTTGGTGAGCAGTCGAGCACTAGTAATACCGGAGATGCAGCCGCTGGCTGGAAAACACAAAAGAACCCCACCGAAATTCTTGCGAATAATGGTGGCGCATATGGCTTGTGGCTTTTCTCTTCTGGCACAGCCGCAAATATGGGCACCGGAAGTCTTGCGGCAGTTTGGTATCTTTATAATGGCAGTGATATTTATTTGAGTGGTGCGGTGCGCGGCGGGGCGCTTAGTGGCTCCACTAGTTTGACGACAACCGGTTCCAATAATGTTGTTATTGGAACTGATTCGGACAATCTTTTCACCATTTATATCAGTGGCACAGTTGGTGGACCGAAAAAAATCAGGTTTGGTTTTGATGATTCCGAATCCACGTTTGTTCGTAAGCGTTTTAATACAAACCCGTCGCTGTGTTCGACAAAGGGTACATTCTATGCAGCCGCATCCGCAGAAGACTATTGGCTTGGCGAGAGTTTTGAGCAGGAAGTCCGCGATAAGAGTCTTGTTGGTACTGCCGCCCATGGTGTGCTGTTAGCTATTGCAAAGGGCTCAGATATTACCACTGGTCCCCATAACAAGCTTGCGCAGGCTTCTAAGGAAGGCCGAAGCGGGTGGTTTATTGGGCAGGATCTCGGCGCCGCAGCAAGTTACGTTAACTTTAGAAAGCAGAAGTTGTTTCGATTGATCGGAAGAGGGCACGGCGAGTGGCTCCACAAGAACTGCAAAATTTCAATTGAAAAGATTAGACAGTCCACGACTACTACTACTGATTACGGAACATTTTCCTTGATCATCAGAAGGCTTGATGACACCGATAATAATGTTATAGTTATGGAGCGGTTTGATAATCTTACCCTCGATCCTACATCTCCTGATTATGTTGCGCGCCGAGTCGGTGACACATATAATACTTGGGATGCACAAGAAAGAAGGATCAAGACATATGGCGAATACCCAAACCAGTCAAAATTTGTATATATTGAAATGAATGCGGATGTTGATGCTGGCGCCACTACTGCTGAATTGCTTCCATTCGGATATTTTGGTCCTCCCAGGTTCCGTACTGTTTATGATTTGAATAGTACTGGTAATGTTAGGGGCGCCCCGAGCGGCAAGGGCGGTCTATCGGCGTTCTCATTGTCCAACTTCTTCATAACGGGTGGCTACGCGATTCCAAACCATCCGGGTCGCGCTTCTAACGCTCCAAAAGGTGGAAGTATTTATCTTTCTGGTGGTATCCATGGCATCGCAGGCAATGTGGGTCAATATACCGGTACTCTAGAGTTCCCGTCTGTTAGATTACGCACATCAGCTTCCGATGGTGGCATGAGCAACCGCGTAAATGCGTATTATGGAATGCAAGTAACTAGAACTTCTGGAAGCACAAGGTCAGATCCTAGTGTTGCTGATGTTCACAATTTGCTTTATTCTAATTATGGCGATAATGGTGGCGGTCAGAACCCCATTACTCGCTACACTAATTCGGGCGTGGATGATTTCTCCTACATATTCTCACTAGATGATATCGTCTTGAAGAGTAGTACCACTGATGATTGGTATTGGGTTTCTGGCTCCCGAGCCGCGGAGTCCTCTTACACGTCGGCATCCTACAAGGATCTTTTGAATGCTAGCATTAATAGATTTACGGCTCCCATCTTCGGTGGCTTTGATGGCTTCAACGTTACTAAGCCCGATCCGCTGTATAACAAGGGGATGAATTCTACCGATACCGAAACAAGCAATTATATTTATTATACTTGGAAACGAGCGATTGATACGGTTGCGGATCCGGAATTTGTTAATATGAACCTTATGGCTACGCCGGGTCTCACCCACGATAGCTTGACAACTCACGCTGTCAATACATGCGAGGAACGAGCAGATGCTATGGCTCTTATTGATTTGAAGGATGTTTATATTCCCCCGCATGAGCAATATTATTCCAGCAAAGCGAGCCGGGTTGGAAGTACTCCTGCTACAAGCGCGCGCCTGCTAAAAGAAAGAACAATTGATTCAAGTTATGGGGCGACTTTCTATCCGTGGGTTCAAACAAGAGATGAAACTACTGGACAGCTTCTTTGGATCCCACCCTCTGTCGCAATGATGGGAGTCTTAGCGAGTTCCGAGAAGAAGTCGGAAATTTGGTTTGCTCCGGCAGGATTCAATCGAGGTGGTCTTACCGAAGGCGCCGCGGGAATTCCAATTTCAAACATTAGTGAGAGATTGGTTTCGAATGATCGCGACACGCTCTATGAAGCAAACATTAATCCAATCGCCTCGTTCCCTTCTAGCGGTATCGTGGTGTTCGGGCAAAAAACACTTCAGGAGAGAAGATCCGCTCTCGATAGAATTAATGTCAGAAGACTGGTAATTTACTTGAAGAAGACAATTTCCGTTCTCTCGACACAGATTCTTTTCGAACAAAATGTGCAGGCGACTTGGAACAGGTTTATTGGATTGATTGATCCGCTGTTGGCTAATGTTAAGGGCAGATTTGGTATTACCGATTACCGACTGATTCTCGATGACTCAACAACGACACCGGATTTAATCGATCAAAACGTTCTATATGCCAAGATCATGGTTAAACCAGCAAGGGCAATTGAGTATATTGCAATTGATTTTGTGATTATGTCAACGGGCGCCTCATTTGACGATTGATAAAAGAAGTGGGGGGGTTTTCCCCTCACAATACTATTTAAAATAGAGAAACACAAGGAGCTATAAAAAATGTCGAATTTTTGGACCAGTAATTATGCCGGCGAGACGATAAAAGATCCAAAAAGAAAGTTTAGATTTAGGGTTGACTTTCAAGGGCTCGGAGAAGGCAGTAGTTTTCTTTGGTGGGCAAAAACAGCCACAAAGCCTTCCTTTCAAATTGCTTCTACGGAACATAAATTTCTAAATCACACTTTCTATTATCCTGGCACTGTTACATGGCAGGATGTGACAATTACATTGGTAGATCCCACAGATCCCGATATGGCTGCCTCTTTCTCCGCTATGATTGAGGGTGGCGGTTATCATCCTCCGACTACCACCGATCTTAGCACTATGACAAAATCAACGGCCGCTTCTGCTCTTGGGTATGTCACGGTCACTCAAATTGGTGCCGATGGAAAGGATTTAGAGAAATGGACCCTTTGGAACGCCTTCATTACGGAACTTAAATTTGGCGACCTGGAGTATGGTGCAGATGACCTGACTGAAATTAGCATCACTTTGAAATATGATTGGGCGAAGTTGTCAGTCATGACCGAGGGCGGCTCGGTCGCGACCACCCTAGAAGGGCACAATTTCTTCCAGTAGAATTCAAACACAAAAAATTAATAGAGGTGTATATTGTCGAGAAATAGAGATCGCGTCGGCGGGACGCAGAATAAGAATGTAGAAAGTCCCCCCCCCGCAGCGATGCAAGGTAATTCGGAAGGGTTTTCATTCGTTGTTCCTACTGAATTTGTTGAACTCCCATCCGGTGGGAGGTTTTATCCAGAAGAGCACCCTCTTCGTGGGCAGGATAGTATCGAAATTAAACAAATGACAGCAAAAGAGGAAGATTTGCTTACTTCTAGAACGCTTTTAAAGAAGGGCGTTGCGTTAGATCGAGTAATTCAAAATTTGATTGTTGATAGAAGTATTAATGCGACCAGCTTATTGGTTGGCGATAGAAACGCTATTATTGTTGCAATTAGAAAATCTGGATATGGCCCCGAATATTCTACAAAAGTTACTTGTCCTTCGTGTGCAACAGCACAAGAATATTTGTTTGATTTAAACGAGTTAGAGATTAAAAGTTCTTCCGACTTGAGCGAGGCCAATATCAACAATAACGAAGACGGCACTTTTCAGTTAACGTTACCTGCCACCGGCGCCGAAATTTCTTTTAGATTGTTGACGGGATATGATGAAAAAAACTTTGCCAAAGCAGCGGAAAATGATCGCAAGCGAAAACTTGAAGAAAAAAACGTTACAAGACAACTAAAAAATATTGTTGTTTCTGTCAATGGCGACGACTCTCCACAGGCAATTCAATATTTGGTTAACAATCTTCCTTCTCTGGATTCGAGACATTTGAGATTGGCATATGAGCTTGCTGCTCCGAATGTTGATATGACGCATCATTTTGAGTGTGCAGAGTGTGATTATGAGCAGCATCTGGAGGTGCCGCTCACCGCGGACTTTTTTTGGCCTGACCGATGATTATATGGAGGGTGTTTACGAACAGTTCTTCTTTTTAAAATATTCAGGCGGTTGGTCATTTTCAGAAGCATACAGTCTTCCAGTTGGTTTAAGAAAGTGGTTTGTTGAAAGATTAATTAAGCAACTTAAAGATGAGAAAGAGGCGATTGAAAATGCTTCCAAGGGAGGCAAATCAAATAATCAAACGCTTACGTCACACAACCAACCAACTGCGCCGCCCCAAGCGACGGCGTATAATAGGCGACAAGGCTCTAACTAGGGTCTTGTCTTTTTTAGTTTATAACTAATTAGTTTAGTATTCTAAGGGGAATTTTATTGTGGCTCGAAGCGATGATGCAAAACGTGCGGAAGCTCTTGAAAAAATAAGAGATTTACAAGCGCAGATCGCAGCCGCCGATGGCGCCGAATTGGAGGTTCTGAAAGAAAAGCTACAAAAAGAACAGGCATTAGTAGCTCTTCTAGAAAAAGCCGCAGACTATCACTCTAGATCGGTCGACGACGCCGCAGCGCTTCTGAAAATATACGAGGGCCAGAATGAGACTTTGAAAGGTGGGGTTGTATATCGGGAGCAGGCGATAGAGCACAATGATAGACAACTTAGGCAGATGGAACAAGCGGTTAAGAATGGCGAAATGACGCTTGCAGAGTTTGAGAAACAAGAGAAGATCCTCGAAAAACAAAATGGGCTTCTTAGATCTAAAAATAGATTAGCATCTGAATTTTTAACCACCCAAAAGGAATCAAATGAATTAGCTGCCGGCTTTGGAGATTCACTCGGAAAAGCCGCAAATGTTTATCAAACCAGTTTTGGGGCTGCAAAGATCAAAGATTTATCGAAGGCGCTTCAAGGCGGCACTGCCTCGCTAGCTGAATTCGGGTCATCGTTAGCAGTGTCATTTTCGGACAGCATGATTGATAATATGATAGGCGTTGTCTTTCAAGCGTATGACGCGGAAAATGCATTTAGAAAAGCAACGGGCGCCTCAGAAGGAATGGCGCGCTCAATGACCAATGCTTATGAAAATGTACGAGAAACCGGCGCATCGATGGCAGAGGTGAGTGCCGCAGGACAAGCGCTTTTTGGAACTTATACTGACTTTACGATGTTAAGCGAAGATATGCAACAGTCACTTACTGAAACTAGTGCCGTGCTGGCACAACTGGGTGTTTCCAATGCTGATTTTGCAGCGGGAATTCAAATATCAACTAAAGCTTTGGGAATGTCGACGGACGCGGCAGAGGAAACCCAGCGAGAATTAGTTACCTTCGCCAAGGAATTGGGCGTTGCACCGTCCAAGATGGCAGCCGACTTCGCCGGAGCGGGTGATATGATGGCAAAAATGGGTGATCAAGGTGTAGACGCATTTAAAGATTTGGCACATGCTTCAAAGGTTACCGGTATGGAAATGCAAAAAATATTGGCAATTACAAATAAGTTTGATACTTTTGAGGGTGCCGCCGATCAAGCTGGTAAATTAAACGCTGCTATGGGTGGAAACTTTGTAAACGCCATGGATCTCATGATGACGA